CATTAGTAAAGAACTTGCTGGCTTTGAATTAGACTTCTACGGAAAAAGAAAACACGGCGAAGAGATATTTACACAAAACAATCAGTTATGGACACCCTTGCAACAACGCTGTTTGTCTATGGAGGAGTTTGTTAGATCTAGACAAAAGATAAATACTAACGGAGATACATAAAAATGGCGATTAATTTTTCAAACGGTAAAGAGATTAGCGAACTAGCTGTTAATAAGCTATATGCTGAAGGTAGTATTTGTCAATGTGTGCAAGTAACAAACTCAGGAAATCACAGTGTTGGAAACAATACTTTGAAAGATATCTTTAATGCCAGTATAACAACAAGTAGAGCTAGTAACAAAGTTTTAACCTATTTTTATGTAACAGAACGTATGGACTTTGGCGGCAACAGATGGTCAATTATGTTTAACTATCTAAGATACGACGGACCTTCAGGAGCTAACCAAAATAACAGTTACTTAGTTGATAGTGGCTGGAATGGAACATACAGATTTTATCTAGGTGCATACGAAAAATACTATTTACATTCACCAGGCGTAGCCGGAACACATACATATACAGTTCGTTGTCAAAGTTACAATGCAGGTACAGGTTATGTGAATTATGCCGGCAATCAAGGCGGCGACGGAACTGGTGTAATTAGACTTATGGAGGTCGGTGCTTAATGGCAATTAATTTTTCAACCGGTCAGCAAATTACAGGTAACGGTACAAGGATTGCACCTGACGGACATATTATCCAAGTTGTAGAACATGTGCATACCAGTAGATTACAAACTAGTAGCACTAGTGCGCAAAACTTTTTTTCAGGAGCAATAACACTACAAGATTCAAGCCACGGTGTTGCGTGGTATTATAACTGTGCTCAACGCTGTGATAGAGGAGACGGCCCTTGGAGTTTAGGATACCATGACATGTACAGAGGTGGATACGGTTCCGGAACACGGATGTTCTACAGTGGATACAATGGATTTACTAGTGATAATATTATAAACTTTAGTAAATTTGGTGTTGATTATCCTGGTGTTACTAATCCTGGATATTATGTAAGAGTTTGGGCATATCCCGGAGCAAATGTACAGTTTAACAGCCCTAACAATCAAGGCAATGACGGTAGAGCTGTGTTAAGATTGATGGAGATTAAGCCTTTGTAGGTGGAGTAAAGAATGGCAATAATTTTTACAAATGGATCACAAATAGATAGCGCCTACTCAAGTGGTAGTTCAAGTCCAAGAATTAATATGGGCAATGGAAACATTGTTCAAACAACATATACTACTTGGACTGGCAGTAACTCAAGCGGCGGCAGCGGATTTGTTGATCTTTTTAACCATAGTATCACTGTACGTCCTGGTAATTTAATTCTTGTTGAATTTTTTATGAAGACAAGAGAAGATGTCGGACAAGGCAGATGGAATTTAAGCCGTCATAGAGTTACAAACACTACTACAGGAACACAAATTTTCCAAAGTGGATTCCACGGAGGACAATGTAACACAATTTATCAGTTCTCTGAACATAAACTACATGACCCAGGGTCGGGTGGAACACATACATTCCAAGCAGCATGTAGTGGTTGGACAGGAACAATGTACTTTAACAGATCGGGCGGCAACGGCGACGGACAGGCCTGGCTCAGATTAAGCGAAATAGCAAATTAAGGAGACACAAATGTTCGGACAAGCAAGACTTATAAATTACTCAACAGCACTAGAAGCACTTGTAGATGAGTGGCGTCTAGCTAACAGCATGAAACACGTTGGTTGGAGTATGAAAGCTGAAAATTCAGACGGATATTACAACGGCGAAGAAGTTGATCCTTTAAATGATTGGGACGCTATAGAAATCAATTGGGACGAGGACAACGAAATGACCAAACCTACTCTTGAACAACTTGATACAAAAAAAGCAGACCAAATTGCAAAAAAGGATCAAGAAGTTGCAAGAGAAATAAGAGATGAACTTATAAAACAAACAGACTGGATCGTTGCAAAATCTACTGAAGAGGGCGTAGAAGTACCAGCAGATTGGAAAGCGTATCGTCAATATCTAAGAGATCTTCCTACACTTGCAGACTGGACACCAACATACAACGAAGAAAGATTTGTAATGAATCTAAATGAAATTCGTGTTCCGCCTAATGGTGTTCCTTTAACATAATCACTTATATACAATTTTATAGGCTTTGCATGTAAATATCTACATGCAAAGCAATCCTATTGACAGTTATATCTCTGTATATAAAAATTTTTTCCCACAAGATTTTTGTGATAAATGGGTAGATTTTTATTCTAATAAAATTTACAGTTCTCATCAATGGCAAGATGACAATGACGCTAAATTTAAAATAAATCAACAAGAGTTTGAAGTTTTATACTTAGATAACTATAAAGACAAAGAATTTGTGTCTGTGATAGTAAATAATTTATTTAATTGTATGCAAAATTACGAAAACGATTTGAAAACTAGGTGTTATGTAAGTAAGTTTTCTCCGTTGAGATTAAACAAGTATTCTGCTAGTACAAAAATGAATAAGCATGTTGATCACATACATGATATATTTAATGGCACCGAAAAAGGCATACCTATTCTTAGTTTTATAGTAAATTTAAATGATGATTACGAAGGCGGCGAATTAGTATTTTTTGACGATGTAAAAATAAAATTAGACAAAGGAGATGTGGTAATTTTTCCTGCCAACTTCATGTATCCGCATAGGATTGAACCGATAATTAATAGTACTAGATACAGTTTAGTATGCTGGGGATTTTAGGAGAATTTATGTCAAAGATTATAGATCAATATAAGTCACACTTTTTGCACTTTAAAAAAACAGGCGAAATTTACAACAATACTGTTGCTGCATTTTTAGAAAACAATTTTGCAGTATTAATTGATACTCCAGACGGAGCAGTGTTTGAAGCTATTCCAACAGTTCAAGGATGGCTTAAAGAAAATTTAGACCCAGACATATGGGGCAGTAGAGAAAAAGTTGAAGCATATCAATACTACAAAGGTATAGGTAGATAATGGGCGTAGAAGCTATTTTCCCACAAGTATTGTATAAAACCAAAATTAGAGATTATAAAAAATACAATGCACAAATTGAAAATAGATTGAAATTCATTAAGAATGAAGTGCCACCTGGCGGCGCCAATTGGATAGGCTATGTTTATAACACCTGCGGAACTTTTGAAATACATACAGACCCTGAATTAAAAGAACTTAGTAATCTAATAACAAAACATGTAAATTGGTTTGCAGCAGATTTAGGTGTTGTAAGCGGATTTCGATATGTTCCTGAACAAAGTTGGGCAAACATTTATAATCAAGACGGTTATCAAGAATTTCATTATCACGGAGGATTTAGTTTTAGTGCAGTATATTATGCAAAAACAACCGAAAACACGCAAATTATATTTGAAAATCCTGTACAAGATATGATTCCGTTGCCAACATCGATGAATACACAATTAACATCAACAATGAAGACCTATAGACCCGAAGCAGGCGATTTAATAATTTTCCGCAGTCATTTGAGACATAGTGTTCCGCCACATAAAGATAAAGATGAAAGAATTACTCTTGCATTTAACTACAAAGAGGAAAAAATAAATGAGTGAAGTTTATAAAGTACCTAATCCTGTACAAAGACTATTTCCTAACACTATGATTTTAGATTATATTGACGTTGATACTAAAACACTAGAAGATTTAGTATGGTGGGCAAAAGCAAATAATTTTGAAAATGTAGGTCATAATCCTTTGTATAGCACACGTTTAGGAGATCAACTCATACCACCTAAACCTATCTGGGAATACCAACAAGCTCCTGGTATAGATAAAATAATGAACGAAGTTCAACACTATGCTGATATGTGGATAAAAGAACAATTAAGTAGCGACAATTACACAGCTCAGCCTGAAATAAGTTGGATAGTAAGTTATGACGAGGGCGGCATGCAATGGCCGCACATACACAAAGAATATAACTGGACAGCTATCATTGGTTTAAGAAATAACGGAACTCTGTTAATAGAAGATCCTAGACATTTAGCAGTAGGAACAGGACAAACAAATCAAATGTTTTACAAAGAGGTAATAATTAATCCAGGACAAATATGTATTACTCCTGGTTATCTTGCTCATCTTAGTGTTCCGTGTTATCATAAAGATGGTAGAGACATTTTAGTAATTAACGGAAAATAAATGCAACTAATTGATTATATTAAAGTATATGATTTTGAAGGTGACGGACTACTAGAGTTTCTTAATCAAAGAACTAAATGGAAGCACTCGCAAGACAACGACTTTGAAAAAACTGTAGGAGTGTTTGATTATTGTAAGGTAGATAATAGCATCCAAGACTACGGAAAATTATGGAGTATGTTACTAACCGGACAACTTCAATCTATTAACGAATACATAAAAGATTTTCCTAAAAGTGAATTTAGCGGCGGAAGTGCGTTTTATTTCAGAAAGTATTCAATAAATGGTCACACATACGAAGATTGTTATTATGATCCAACAGTGTCTAAACAGTGTAATTTTATAATGAATCTTAATGACGATTATTCAGGCGGAGAACTAAAAATTAATGACGAAATTTATAGATTAAAAAAGAATCAGTTAATAATATTTCCTTGTAATTTTATGTATAGGTGGTCACATCAACCAGTTGTGTCAGGCGAAAAATATACAATAGAAAGTTTTATAGTATGAAAGAAAATCATAAAATTTTAAGAAATTTTGTAGATAAAGATCTATGTAAAAGAATGAGTGACTTTATTAAGCAGAAAGTAAAGCAAGATCAATTCTACTATGATCCACAATGTACTATAAGTCCAGCAATGGAAAATATCTTCTTTGATGTAGGAATACATTTAAAACCAAAATTAGAAAAAGAGTTAGGTTGTACTTTAGATCATACTTACAATCATTGCAGATATTATAGAACTGGAGAAATATTACGACCTCATAAAGACAAAGATCAATGTGAAATTGCTCTTAGTGTTACACTAGATTATGACAATATGCATAAGCCTTGGCCTATATATGTCTATGATAATAATGAAATTGTAAAAGCAGAACTTGACATCGGCGATGTTTTAGTGTATAAAGGTAGTGAAACATTGCATTGGAGAAATCCGTTTAAAGGAACTTGGCAAACACAAGCATTTATTTTTTATGCTACAGATGATAGATTTGTAGATCCTTTTATAGGAAAACTTGAAGATGTAAATTTTGTAACGGAGTTTAAAGTAGATGGCTAAAATAATGCTAGAAGGTACAGATTTAGACGATTTTCATAACGCAGACCCAAATAAAATTTTTGTATTTGACGACATACTTCCTAAATGGTTAGTAGAATATGGTGCTGAAGAACTACTTGATTTTGAATGGAGATATGGACAAAGTTCTTATCCAGGCGGCGGCAACTTTTTTGGAAAGTGTTTGTTTGATGGATTTGAAACTGAAGGTAATTGGCCTTCAATAATAAAACTTGTGTTAGAAGGATTTAAAGCTCATTGTATAGAAACTGGATTTGAATTTGAAATTGATAACTGTGATAAAATTCTAGTTAATGGACAACTTCCTAGTACCCCCGCAGATCCTCATATGGACACCATAAAAAACTTCCACTGGACACTAATTTACTATTGCAACGATAGTGATGGCGGAACAGAATTTTATAAAAGTAGTAAAGATTTAACTTTAATAAAATCAGTAGATTTTAAACAAGGAAGAATGGTTTTATTTCCGAGTTACTATAATCACAAAGGAATATGCCCAACAGAAAAATTTAGGATATCTTTTGGTTATCAAATGAGAGCAAGAACTCCATTAAACACACCATTATCAATGGCTTCATTATGATAGAACAAAACCTTTTTAGAAACTTGATATACAAAGATACTTTTGAGTTTGATCTACAAAAGTTACTTCCTACGATGAAACAAAGTCTTTTTCAAGACGGAGTTCCGTCAGCGGATAATTATGAAACAACACCTGCAGGAGCAACACCGCATCATTGGCCAGAATTCCATGAATTTCTTGTTTGGGCGGCAGAAAGAGCAGAAAAAATTGCCGAAGATTGGGAATTGCTACCATTAGAAAAATATATTGCAAGTAGTCATGTCAATAGGCAAGTTCAAGGGCAGTATGTTAGAGAACATTCGCATCCCGGTGTTGATATTGTTATAGTTGCATACATAAGTGCAGAAGAAAATAGCGGGAACATAGAATTTAGAGATCCCTTAGAATATGCCTGGCAAAATCTTCCTAAAGACACACATCCGAGAGATGTATGGAGAGA